CAGCAATCAATGGCGCGACAGCTTTCGCACATCGCACCTTGACCTTTGTTCCCTCGATTGGAACGCTGATAATTTGGATTTCAGCTGCATCTTTCGATGCTGGCCATCCGTTATGACTTTGGAGCATCCGTCACCATTGGTGTGGATTGTTCCGCTTGCTGCGCCTCATACACAGATTTAGGCATTGAGGTGTACTCATCATTGCCTCGGTCAATAATTACAAAATCTGTTGATTCGTTTGTTATTGGGTTTGTAATTGTAATTGTTTCCATTTTATAACTCCGCACTAAAAGCGATGTAGCCGCTGGTGGTTGTGGTCAATAATTCATAGAATTGTTTAACAGTCGCACCCGATACTGTGGCGACAACCGCTGGATTTAGAGTGCTTATAGAGGATGATGCAACCGCTGAAACCGCAAAAACCGCGTTTCCATCATAAGCCTGTAATCCAGAAAAATCCATTGTCGTACTGTTGCCAGTTCTTAATTGAACAGGCAAAGTAGCCGTAAATTGGATTGTCGTAGTTTGATTAGCAACACCACGGGCTAAGCGTTGGTCTGAACCACCCGTGCTAGTACCTAAACGAACATAGTAACGCTGACAAGCGGCTAATTCTCCTTGAATTGTTCCTGCGTAAGTTCTAAAAGGTAGTGCAACGCTGCCAATGTCAATCTGTACTCCAGTTATTTCAAAGTAATCAGCAGCACCAGCAGTGCCAACAGGCACAAATTCTGCGTAAAGTCCTAATTGTGTAGTTGTACTCAAAACTGTTCCAGTTGCTGTAAATCGTTGCCAAGTAGTTGTCAAAGTTGCATCAACATTTACAACAGTTGAAGATGACATTGAAGTTAAAACATTTGCATCTGTTGATGCTGCTTGCTGAAGCGTTACGCGTAAATAATCAGCATCGGAAAAGTTTGCACCTTTGCGAGCATAGTAAGATAAAGTCACAATCTTTCCAGCATAAGGAATTGAATTGACTGATTCTAAAGTTTGTGCAAGATAGATGGTAGCAGTTGATGTATTGCCTGAGTCGCGTTGAACTCTTGCACAATACTGGATGTTTGGCAGATTTGTTGTGTCACCCGTTACCTGTCGGCTAACTGTTGCACCTGCAACGCTGCGGTATCCTTGCCAGCGGTCTGCGGTGTAGGCGGTAGTTGAACAAGCGATTGAAGTTCCACGTTGCCACACCTGCATCGCTGAGTTCAGAATTGGATTAGCCTGAACTGTTCCAGCCGTATAGCGCAAGCCTGTTGAAGTGGAACTATCTGCTACGAGAGTTTCGCCGTTTGATCCCGATGCAAGATTGTCAAAAGTTGCTGATCCTGTTCCGACAATTAAATCACCTTTTGCGGTGATTTCTGTTGCCATTGAGTTTGTGATTGTGACTGCACCAGATGTGCCACCGCCTGAAATACCAGTGCCAGCAGTGACGGCAGTTATGTCACCGACGTCATTTGTGACCCAAGTGAAATCCATGTCAGTATTTGAATTCTTTGCCAGAATCTGACCAGTTGTGCCGCCTAATAAATCTGCCATTGAAGTGGCAACAGCTTGACCAAAGACTTCAAAGTCTGCCGGTAAGTCCGTTACTAAATCTGTCGCCTGTGGCATTTGCCACGAAAACGGCGTAGTTGGATTTGAAATTTTGTTTTCCTCCTTATGCCACGACTAGGGCGTGTTCCCAGTCAAGTATCCCAGAAATGGAATTCCAAGTCTCCGCGACACTTACATCTTGCCATTGCATCGCTTGCAATGAATATGAGAGTGGCGAGAGATTAAGTGAGACGCTGATTTGATTGTATTGAGCTTGAAACGTCCAGCCCTCAACAAAGCCCAAATAGGTTCCGGCAGACATATTAAGCGGCAAATCGGCAATTGCCACAGGCATTCCCATAAACACGTTAATCAGAGAATCTCGGTCAGCATCATCAATTTCTGGATTTGTGAGCTGATAAGTAATCTGATTGAAGTTGTATTCCGGATAAGCGCGGAGCGTCAAATAGAAATCTGCCTGATCTTGAGCATCGATTGCGTGTTTGACTGTGGTCGTAAATATCTGGGCAAGCTGACCATATTCGGCAATGGATGCCGGATTTGTCGCACTGACTTCATTTGTCGAGTTTGTGCCATAGAGCAGAGTTATGTCATTGCGAACATCGCCGGCGCGTTGCTGGATGGTCAATCCTGAACCTTGAGCATCATTGGCCGAAAGATTGACATATCCGTTTGTTGCCAAATAAATGGATCGATGGTCTGCCGATGCATAAGAGATAAGCCCCTGAGCATCTTCATAAATATAACCCAAGCCGCTAGTTGCCAAAGCTGAAACAAGTGAATAGACATCAGTTCGACTCGATGCCCTTTGTGCAAGCTCATAACTGCCCGGCGTATCAATCTCACCAAGTCCGATATTCTGGGCATTTGCCCACGTTTCGGTTGGGTCGTAAGTATTCCATTGCAGCGCAGCTGGTACTTCTCCCCAATTGTTGAGCAGTAAATCTTGCAAGATTGTCAGAATCTGGTCGCCATCAAAGTCTTGAGTCAAGACGCCATCTGTCAAAGCCTTTGGCAATCTAGCCAATGCACCCAAAGCAATTATTCTAATCCGCTGGGCGTAAGCCACATTTCCCAATTCGGCCACAGATATTGAAATATCAACAATAGAACCGCCAAAGATGGGAATGAATGTAGCTGTTGAATCTTGCAGCTCAATAGTCAATCCATCATTGATTCCAATGGCGACATTTGATTGATCTAAGTTAATGAGTTCAATGTATGTGTAACCGGCTTGAGCTTGTTCGTAAATGTTAGTTCGACCAGATGTAATGGTCAGATTGGCAAGAATGGCAGTTTGATATTCAACGCCGCCAATAATGACTTTCCATACTGGATTAAATACGCTCATTGAATGACCAGATTATTTGCGCCGCCTGTACCCCTAAAGAATGAATCGTTTTGCAAATTGTTCATTGCCCGGACTACGGCTTCAGAATCTGTTGGTGTGTTGAAATTGTTGTTTATTGTCACCGCTGGCTGTTTTGATGCAGCCAGAATCCCGGCAAGTGTGTTGGTATTGACGCCAGATGTGCCAAATGGGAATCCTCGATTAGATGCAGCTTCAATTGCCGCAAGACTTTGCGTTCCGGATAAACCAGTATCAAATGCACCTGCGACCATTTTTGATTCGTCAATCACTGCTGATTTTGTAGCTGCTGCGACTGCTGCTGACAAGGCTTTGGCCGCTGCCGTCGTGCCACCGCCACCGCCGCCACCGCCGCCGCCGCCACCGCTGATTACATTTGAAGTCGTCACTGATTTAGTACCGCCACCGCCACCGCCACCGCCACTGATTGCTCCGGGTGCGCCGCCTACTGCAAATTCTGGCAGTTTCTCATCTGATCCAATCAAAGCATTTGCACCTGCTAGAACGGCAGCAGCTAGTGCAACGGCTCCAACGCCCAACAATGGGTTAAGTGCAAATGCTGATGCAATGCCGGCGACAATTGCAGAGGCTTTAAGTAAATTGTAGGCTTTTATTAAACTAGTGATGAGAACAATTGTTCCTTGAACGGCTGCGGCTATTTTTGACGTGACAAAGATTGTGGCGATAATTGCACCGACAACAATCAATTCATCTTTCAAATCAACAACTGTATCAATGATGCCTCTGACTTTTTTGCCCCATTCAACAGCTTTTATTTGTGATTCTGATAAACCTTCTGCCAGGCTGTCTTTTCCGGTTAATCCTGCAACAAATGACTCAATGGCTGGAACGACTGAGACAATAATGAAATCTGCCAATTCTTTGACTACCGGCAACAAAGCTGCACCAATTGCTTCTTTTGATTCATTAACAGCAATGCTGATTTGCTTAAATTTGAATGCCGCTGTTGTTGATTGATTTGCAATAAATCCATCAAATGTTTGATTGAGCAATCTTTGTGTCTGGTCAAATGTCAATGTTTTAAGTCTGGCCGCATCGATGCCAATGCCCAATTTGCCCAAAGCAGTATTTGATCCTTCAAAGCTCTTTGAAACGGCATTTGTGACGGCTTCCAATGGCTTGCCGGTTGCCACAGAAATTTCTTGGCTTAAAGTCAGCAATTCTTGCGCTTTATTCAAATCACCAGTTGCTCGCAATAGGCGAGATAAAGCTGGCCTTAATTCATCATCCGTCGTTGCTGTGGCAATTGATTGAGCTGTGATGTATTTATCGATTCCCTTAATTTGAGAATCTGTTGCATTTGTTGTGTTGCGGATTGTTTCTTCGAGTTTCTTTTGAGCCGTCTCATCTTCTGCTGCCGCTTTGACCGATGCCAAAGCAAATGCTCCAATTGCAGCACCAGCAGCTGCAAATGCCACGGCGGCCTTCTTGCCAAATGCCGTAAATTGGTCGCCAATAGATTCAGTCTCTTTGCTGGCTGTCTTAATGCCTTTTGAGAATTCAGCGACGTCGGCTAGTAAAGAGAGCTTAAGCGTTCTTGATCCTTGGGCAGACATTACCACACCTTCACAATCTTAGAGAATGCTTCTTGCCATTGTGAAATAATGTGCGGCTGCTCAGCTTTCAGCGTTGGATAGATAAACCATCCTTTGGAACCGCGACCTTCACGACCCGACCAGATTGGGAATTGCTTAAATTTATTAGAGCCAAATTCGTAGCCGCCCCAAAGCTGCTGAGTCGTGCCACCGCCTGAGAATTTTTGTGATGCAAAGCCAAATGACATTTCACCAATTTTGGAAGATTTGCTGACTCGCGAACCTTCTGCAATTCGGCTGGATGCTTTGTCGCGGCCTTGAGACTTAGAGATGATTCTGCCTTGAAGATATGTTGCAAGCCCACCAGAGACGGATTTGGCTTTGGTGATTGCCTCATCATCCATGCCTTTGAATGCAAAGATGATGGATCGCAATTCGGCCTTATTGAAAGCGACTACATCTTCAGCCATTTCTTGTCTCCAATATCTCAATCGCTGTAAGTAAATCTTCCGCGCTTTCCCATTCTCTCATTGGTATGCCGCTGGCAATTGCGACCTCAACCAATAATCGTCCTATACTTCCGCGTTTATGACTTTTGGGTCAGCTTCTCCAACCTTGACATCCAAGACACCTTCACACCAAATCTCATAAGGCTTAACTGCTTTGCCAGCTGCTTCGCGCTTCATAGCGTGATAAGCCAAGAACATGAGATCAGAAATGCCCATCTTCTCCTGCGCCTGTCCAATAGTGAATCCAGTTTTCTGCTCCCAGCGCATCCATTCTGGCGGCTGCGCTGTGTAGATTTCTGAATCGCCTGTTGTATATTCAATTGTTATTGGTAACTTCATGCTCCCGGCTCCTTTTCTTAGCTAATTGTTAAGACTGGTGTTGTGACACAAATAAATGATAGCGATACTGTCTGCGCATCTGGTGCAGTGCCGCCTGCTGATGGCAAGATTGGCTGGACATTAAATGCAAATGATGCACCTGTGTCTGCTACTAATACCACTGGAAGTCCTGTGTTTGGTGCTGAGGTTGCAGCTGTCCAAAGAGCTTCGCATAGTGATGATGCTGCGCCCCAGTCTGCAAGCATTTCAACATCAAATGTGCCTTGAGTATCAGTAGTGAAATACGCTTTTCCATCAAGTGTCTGATATGTATTAATTGTCGAATCGACTGTTAAAGTCGCTGAAGTAGCTTGGGCATCGAAATTATCACTGTCAATCGTGAAAGTGATGTCTCTGCCAGTGATGATTGTTGTTGCCATGAGTTTTCTCCTTAGTCGGTGTAATACGTTGAGACTTGCAAATCGGACGTCAAGAATTTTCCTGCGCCGACTTCCAAAGGTGTGGGTGAGCTGACATCTCCGACGACGTATCCGGCCGGCATAGTTGAGATGATTGAAATCATTAAATCTTCAAGGTTGGTCAAAGCTGCTGCGTTGCTCGAATAACCGACGACGCCGGTGATAAGCATATTAATCTTGACTTTGGTAGTTGCTCCATTGATCAAAGTGCTTTCCAAATATGGTGCGTCTGGCACGATGCAGATTGATGGGCTAGTCATTGCTTCTGGAATGCCGTTATAAACATTGGCTGCAATTGTTGAAAGTGCAGTCTGCAATGGTGTGCGGATGTCGGCTTCGATTGTCATAAGCAAAGCGTTTCGACTTCAAGAAATGGCCCAAGCAAGCCGACGATGCGATTGGTCAAGCTGCGGCCAAGGACGAATGGTGACGGCTGAAATTGGTCGCTCATAATCTGATTACCCGGAGCTGTAACGCTTTGAAAGATTTCAACAGATACAACAAGAATTGCTGACTTAATGGGAGCAACGCCAGAGTATAAATCGCCAGCGGTTGCCCCATCAATACACGCAAGCCCGCTCGGAATGATTGGGATGGTGTATGTGCTGTCTGCTTGCCCCGTTGCAGACGTAAAGACCATTGGAGCAATGCGATCATCTGTGACTGTGACTGTCGCATCATAAACGCCGCACCCGGTAATGACGACATCTTGACCCGGCACGAAATAATTTACGCGCTGAGTTCCGTAATAGGCAATTGAATTTTCTACAAAGACTTCTGTGACTGCTGATTGGTATCCAGTAAGCAATGGCAGAATCGTCAGCTCTGCGCTGTCAATCATCTGCTCAAGGTATGCGTTGGAATAGAGAGATACGGAAACGCCAAGAATTTGGCGCAGTTCTGCGGCTGTGACTATCTGTGGCATTTCCGTTCCCTTCTACTGCTCGACCACATCCGGGAGCGGCTGTGGTCGATGATTAGTTATTAGCTGATGACTAGTAATCCGCCAGCTGCAATCTTTGTGGCGCATGCACCATAAGAGTTCAGTGAGACTTCAACTGTTCCGTCAGATGGCTTATTGACATCAAGACGATAGTTTCCGCTCTC